TATGACATCTTTAAACTTGGAAACTCAGAAGAAGACCCAGACTGGAAATCTTGGCACTTCACTACCAAAGACAACCCCCTGATCGACCCTACAGAAATCGAAAGCGCAAAGAAAACCCTATCCAGCTTTGCTTTCAAGCAAGAGTATATGGCATCCTTTGACAATGCAGGGTCGGATGTTTTCAAGGAAGAATGGCTTAAATATGGAGAAGAACCAGAATATGGCTCGTACTATATTGCTGTCGATTTGGCAGGATTTGAAGAAGTGGCTAAACAAGCTGCGAACTCCAAGAAAAGGCTAGATCAAACTGCCATTGCGGTAGTTAAGGTCACAGATGAGGGTAAATGGTTCGTCACCAAGATCGAATATGGTCGGTGGGACATCAGGACTACGGCTGTCAACATCCTGAAAGCCATGCGAGATTACCGTCCTTTGGCAATAGGAATTGAGCGTGGAGCATTAAAAAATGCAGTTTTGCCTTATTTAAGTGACTTAATGCGTAAAAATAATGTATATTCGCATATAGTTGACTTGACCCACGGTAATCGCAAAAAAACCGACCGTATCATTTGGTCACTTCAAGGACGGTTTGAGCATGGGCGTATCGTGCTGAACTCCAAGGAAGATTGGGACGAATTCAAAGATCAACTTTTGATGTTCCCTGCCCAAGGTGTGCATGATGACTTGCCTGATGCCCTTTCCTACATTGACCAACTTGCTGTTACTTCCTATTTTGAGGAAGATGACTCAGATGATTGGCAACCACTTGATGTAATAGCGGGGTTTTAAATGGCAGATATGCAAGAAAATAAATTTGACGAACCTACAGAGTCGGACAAAGAACTAACGACTTTTGTTGTTGACCACTGTGATCGGTGGAGAAATTATAGGGATACCAATTTCCTGTCAGATTGGGAAGAATATGAACGAATCTTCCGTGGTCAATGGGCTGATGATGACAAGACCCGTGAATCAGAGCGTAGCCGAATCATTACTCCCGGAACTCAGCAAGCAGTAGAGACTCGCCACGCTGAGATCATGGAAGCAATTTTTGGTCAAGGCGACTTCTTTGACATTGAGGACAATATCCAAGATGTAAATGGCAATCCCATTGATGTTGAGATGATTAAAGATCAACTCATGGAAGACTTCAAAAAAGACAAAATCAGAAAAGCTATCGACCAGATCGAGTTGATGGCTGAAATCTATGGAACTGGCATCGGTGAGATCGTTGTCAAGACAGAAAAAGAATATATCCCATCAACTCAGCCAATCCCCGGGCAACAGGGACAAGCAGCCATCGGTGTAATCGAAAGAGACAGAATTGCTGTCAAGATCATGCCAATTAACCCTAAGAATTTCTTGTTTGATCCTAATGGAACAAGCATTGATGACTGTATGGGTGTAGCAGTTGAGAAGTTTATCTCTATTCACAAGATTGTGGCTGGTATTGAATCTGGTGTATACCGCAAGGTTGACATTGGCATTGTTGCGTCTGATGAAGATTTGGAAGCAACCCAAGAAATCCAAATGTTCCAAGATCAAAAGGTCAAACTACTAACCTATTACGGTCTTGTGCCTCGTGAACACCTACAAAACCTAAAAGAAAATCAAGAAATTGTTGATTTGTTCCCTGAAAGCTCTGAAGCTGCTGACTATTCAGATTTGGTTGAAGCAATCGTAGTGATTGCCAATGATGGATTATTGTTAAAGGCTGAAGAAAGTCCTTACATGATGAAAGACAGGCCAATCCTAAGTTATCAGGATGACACTGTTCCTAATCGTTTGTTGGGTCGTGGCACAGTCGAGAAAGCCTACAATATGCAAAAGGCTATGGATGCTCAAATCCGCAGCCACTTGGATTCATTGGCACTGACTACAAGCCCAATGATTGCTATGGATGCAACTCGTTTGCCTCGTGGTGCTAAGTTTGAAGTCAAGCCCGGCAAAGCCATTCTTACTAATGGCGCACCTAGTGATATTTTGTTCCCATTCAAGTTTGGACAGACTGATGGAAATAATCTTGCCACTGCCAAAGAGTTTGAGCGTATGTTACTTCAGGCCACTGCTACTCTAGACTCCAACGGCATGGTTAGCCAAGTTAGTCGTGATGGTGGTCAAGGCGGTATGTCGATGGCGGTTGCGTCCATTATTAAAAAATACAAACGTACACTGACAAACTTCCAAGAAGATTTCCTTGTTCCGTTTATCAAAAAAGCTGCATTCCGATATATGCAGTTTGATCCAAACCGCTATCCCTCTGTGGATATGAACTTCATTCCTACGGCAACTTTGGGAATTATTGCTCGTGAGTATGAGCAACAGCAGTTTATTGGTTTGTTGCAGACACTTGGCCCTGATACACCCGTTTTGCCGTTGATTTTAAAGGGAATTATTAGCAATAGCAGTCTGAGTAACCGCATGGAATTGATTGCTCAGTTGGACAAAATGGCTCAACCTGATCCACAAGCAATTCAAATGCAACAGGCTCAGGCTCAGTTGGCAATGCAGTCTGCTCAAGCACAGATTGCACTGGTTACAACTCAAGCAGAACAGAATCGTGCTGATGCAACCAAGAAAATGGTTGAAGCTCAGTACATTCCACAAGAAGTTCAAGCCAAAGTTATTGCATCAACAACCAATAATTTGCCAACTCAAGATGATTTAGCCTCTGCTGAGTTTGATAAAAGGGTTAAGATTGCAGAATTGATGCTTAAAGAATCTGATATTAAAAACAAAGCAAAAATTGTTGAATTGCAGATGGCAGACAAGCAAAATGCAAGTATGAAAATCAAAAATGACTTTCTTACAAAACTGAATACTGGACTAAAAGACAATGGCTAATATTCGGGAACTTATTCTCAGTATTGAATCAGATGCATTGACATTTGATGAGAAGTTAGCCGCCTTGACTCAGGTTGAGGAGACTCTTGTTGCAATGCAACAGCAAGAAGAAGATGCTGTTCAAGAGAATGTTGACTTGATTGTTGAGGCGATCAAAGTCATGCAAGAAAAAGTTGATGCTCAAGTCAATCGTATTGCTGATTTTGTGCCTGAAAAAGGTGAAAAAGGCGATAAGGGTGAACGTGGATTAGATGGTCGGCAAGGCGTAGATGGTAAAGATGGTCGAGATGGTAAAGATGGTCGAGATGGTAAAGATGGCGTAGATGGTATATCAGTTGTTGATGCCAAAATTGACTTTGATGGTTCACTAATTATCACTTTATCCACTGGTAAAGAACTAAATGTTGGTGAAGTTGTTGCTCCTGACTTGGCTGAAAAGATTAAGTTAGTTACTTCTGGTGGTGCTGGTACTGTTTTGCCATCACAAACAGGTAATTCGGGTAAATACTTAACTACTGATGGCTCTATTCTTTCATGGGGTACAGTTTCTGGTGGTGGTGGCGGTGGTTCTGGAACAGTAACAAGTGTTGCAGCTACTGTACCTACAGGATTAAGTGTTGCTGGTTCTCCAATTACCACAAGTGGTACTTTGGCTATTAGTTACGCATCAGGATACTCAATCCCTACAAATTCAAGTCAAACCAATTGGAATACTGCTTATACAGATAGATTAAAATGGGATGGTGGTTCTACTGATTTGGTTGCGGCAACAGCTAGAACAAGTTTGGGGTTGGTTATTGGTACAGATGTACTTGCTCCTAATGGTTCTGCGGCAAATTTAACTTCTTTCCCAACATTTAATCAAAATACGACTGGTACTGCATCTAATGTGACAGGTGTTGTTGCAATTGCTAATGGTGGAACAGGTCAAACTACACAAGCGGCGGCATTAACAGCATTATCAGGAACGCAATCATCTGGAAAGTATTTACGTTCTGATGGAACAAACACAGTTCTTGCTTCAATTGTTGCTGGTGATGTGCCAACCTTAAATCAAAGCACAACAGGTTCAGCCGCTACATTAACAACTGCCAGAGCAATCTACGGCAATAATTTTGATGGTTCTGCGGCATTGACTCAGATTATTGCGTCTACCTATGGCGGTACTGGCAATGGATTTACCAAGTTTTCTGGTGCAACTACAGCAGAAAAAACATACACATTACCAGATGCGACAACAACAATTCTTACAACCAATGCCGCAGTAACTATTGCACAGGGCGGTACAGGTCAAACTGGTAAAACTGCCGCATTTGATGCACTGTCGCCAACTACAACAAAAGGCGATTTGATTGCCAATAATGGAACAAACAATATTCGTATTCCTGTTGGCACTGACACATACGTTTTGACTGCTGATTCAACCCAAGCAAGTGGATTAGCTTGGGCTGCTGGTGGTAGTGGTGGTGGTTTAACTCAAGCACAAGCATTAAAACTGGTAAGTTTGCGTCTATGATTATTACCTCAACTCAAACACTTGAAGTTGTTCTTGGTGGCGCAGTTGCTACCAATCAATCACCCGTGACGGTAGATTATGTTGAATTTTCATCAACTACAACTACGCCAGCTTTAAATGCAACAACGACCAATTCAACAACGATTGTCACTTTACTTTCTGCGCCAGCATCAGGTTATCAGCGGAAAATCAACAACATCACAATATATAACGCCGATACAGCATCTATATCTGTAACTGTTCAGTTCAATGTGTCTGGCACAAAGTATGAGGTTATTAAATCTATTTCTGTTCCAAGAGGACAAACACTTCAATTTACAGACCAAAATGGATGGGGTTTAATTGGTACAACAGGCGGTATTGTTGATTTAAGAACTGGATGGGCTCAAGATTTTAATGCTAATGGAACTTGGTATAAACCTAGTAACTGTCGATTTTTTATTGTAGAAGTATCCGCTGGTGGTGGTGGTGGTGGCGGCGCTCAAGGTGGTATTGCTGGTTCAATTCGCCAAGGAGGTGGTGGCGGTGGCGGAGGTAAACGCATTCGTCAATTATTTCTTGCTAAAGATTTACCATCTACTGTAACCGTTACTGTTGGAGGACAAACATCTGCTGCAAGCGGAGGAACTAGCGCCGCAGGTAGTAATGGTTCTGTTGGTAATAACTCATCTTTTGGTAGTTTGCTTATTGCCTATGCTGGTGGCGGAGGTGCTGGTGGAAATACTTCATCAGGAGGCGGCTCAGGAGGCGGCGGAGGCGCTACTTCTGTTGGAAGTTCTAGCACAAGTACAGCAAATACATTGGGAGGTTCTGCATTTGTTGCAAGCACAGGAGGAGGTTCTTTTTCAGATAATCGAGGTGCAGGAGGTGGTGGCGCTGCGATTGGAAATCCTTCTTTTTGGGGCGGCGCTAGTGGGGGTGGATCATCCACAGCAGGAACGCTAGGTCAAAGCACTTATGGTTCTTGGTTTAGTGGAGGCGGTGGTAGTGGTGGCGCTGGATTGACCGCCGCTAATGCTCAATCAGCGGGAGGAACTGTTGGTGCAAATGGTGGCGTAGGCGCAATTACTTCTAGTGGTGGATTAGTTGGTGGTATTGCTGGCGGAGGTTCTGGTTTACAAGGTTTATCAACTGCTGGTTGGGCTGGTGGAGGTGGCTCTGGCGGCGGTTCTAATGCTACATCTACAGGCGGACAAGGTGGTGATGGCGGTTTTCCATCTGGCGGTGGTGCAGGTGGTGGCGCAGGTACTTCAACTGGCGGAGCAGGTGGTAAAGGTGCGGCAGGTCAAGTTAGAGTGTGGGGCTGGTAATGATACTTAATTCAACAACTCAAACACTTGAAATCGTACTTGGATCGGCTGTAGCAGCTAATCAATCGCCTGTAACTGTTGACTATGTGTCGTTTACTTCAAGCGCAACTACACCGTCTGTTCAATTGAGTACAACAAACTCTACAACTGCTGTAACAATTCTTTCTGCCCCTGCGTCTAGTACGCAATACAAAATCAATGGCATTACTGTTGCTAATAAAGACACATCGCCAATAACAATAACTATTCAAATTAACGATAATTCTGTAATTTATGCTGTTGCTCAATCAATGGTTCTTGCTGTTGGCTCAACGCTTCAATTTACAGATACAAGAGGTTGGTTTGTTATAAATGCTTCTGGTCAGATTTTATCTGCTCAAAGTTTTGCTTATTCAGATGTAAGAATTTACACATCTAACGATACATGGACTAAACCCGCTGGTGTATCTCAAACTTATGTAGAAGTAGTTGGCGGTGGCGGCGCTGGTGGTGGAGGTCATGGCACAGGCGCTGGAACTATTAGGTCTTCTGGAGGTGGAGGTGGAGGTGGAAATAGATTAAGTGCTGTTTTTCAAACATCTGATTTAACTGCAACAGTTAGCGTTACTGTTGGAACTAATGGAACTGGTGGTTCTGGCGGAATAAGTGGTATTGGTGCAAGAGGTACTACTGGAGGAAATTCAAGTTTTGGCACATATCTTTATGGATATGCTGGTAGTGGTGGCGCTGGTTCTTCAAGTTCAACTACTGCTGGCGGCGGTGGCGGCGGTGGCGGGGCAACATCTGCGGGAACATTTACTAACGATTCATCAGCGGCATTAGGTGGTTCTGCTTTTGTAGCGAGTGCTACAACAACCTTATATGCTACAAACATTGGTGGTTCAGGAGTTGCTGCTGGAACTACAACAGTTGCAGGAAATTCATCATATTTAGGTGCTGGTGGTGGTGGAGGCGGTGTAACTGGCCTTGTTGCAGGAAATACTGGTGGAAGTTCATATTTTTCTGCTGGTGGTGGCGGTAGTGGCGGTGGAGTATCTGCTGCTAATTCAGCCACAGCAGGTGGAGCTGGAGGTTCTACTGGAGGTTCTGCAACTAGTGCAGGTGGTGGTGGTACTGGTGGTGCGGCTACAGGTGCGGCTGGAACTGCTGGAACAACAGGTTCGTCTACTGCTTGTGGTACAGGCGGTGGTGGTGGTGGAGCAAATAATGCAGGAACTGGTGGTGCAGGAGGCGCAGGAGGCTTTCCTGGTGGCGGCGGTGGAGGTGGCGGCGGTGGCACATCTACAGGTGGAGCGGGTGGAAACGGTGGTGGCGGTCGTGTGGTAGTTTATAGTTGGTAAAAAAATGATACTTGATACAACAACCAGAAAACTTCAAATCTTGCTTGGTGCGGCAGTTACTGCCAATCAATTACCTATTGTTATTGATTATGTAGATTTCACATCAACAACGACAACGCCAGCAGTTCAGCTTTCAACAACAAATAGCACAACTGTTGTGGATATTCTTTCTGCGCCAGCGGCATCAACACAAAGAAAAGTTAATTTAATAACCGTTGCAAACAAAGATACAGACTTTGTAAACGTCACCATTCGTTTGAATGACAATACAACTTTATACAACTATGTAGCATCAATGGCGCTTGCTCCTAATTGCACATTGCAGTTTACTGACACAAGAGGCTGGTCAATAATTGATGCTAATGGCAATATATTAATTGCTCCAACTGCGGTAACAGATATTCAAGTTTTTACAGCTAACGGCACATGGATTCGACCCACTGGAGCAACATATTCGCTTGTTGATTGTTTTGGTGGTGGCGGTTCTGGTGGTGGTGGTGTAGGTAACGTAGCAACACCTAGTGCCACTGTCAGGCCAGGTGGTGGTGGTGGTGGTGGAGGATTACATACACAAATGCAATTCTTAACTGCTGAATTAACTCCTGCTGTTGGCGTTACTGTTGCGGCTTCAAGATTGGGTGGTGCTGGTGGAACTGTGAGCGTTGGTACTGCTGGAGGCGCTGGATTTACATCTCAGTTTGGAAATTTCTTGGTTGCTTATGGCGGTGGTGGTGGTGGAGTTTTTGCAACTGTTGGCGGTGGCGGAGGAGGAGGAGCAGGAGGTTCTGCTGTAGGAGCTTCGTCAACAACACAAACAGGTGCAGTTGGTGGATCATGTGCAACAATTGCAGTAAGTGCAGCAACTTCTTCAGACGATTATAGAGGGGCTGGTGGAGGAACTGGAAGTACATCTCCTTCTGCTGGAGGTTCGTCATATTTAGGCGGTGGTGGTGGTGGTGCTGGATCAAATTCAACTGCTGCAGGTGCGGCAGGCGGTTCTTCATATTTTTCATCTTCAGGTGGCGGTGGTGGCGGTGGTATTGATGCAACAAACCCAGGAACATCTCAATTAGGTGGCGCAGGAGGTTCAACTGGCGGTGCGGCTACTGCGGCAGGTGGTGGTGCGGCTTCAGCAGCAATTAACACAGGAACAGCATCAGCTAACGGTGCGGCAGGTACATCCTTGGCGGCTGGTGCAGGTGGCGCAGGTGGTGCGGCTAATAATGCAGGCACTGGCTCTGCTGGTGGTAACGGTGGATTCCCTGGTGGCGGGGGTGGTGGGGGTGGGGGTGGAACTTTTGTTGGTGGTGCAGGTGGTAATGGAGCAGCAGGAAAGGTAGTGGTGATTTCATGGTAATTCGATATGCAATGATTCGTGATGGCGTTGTTGAAAACGTCAGCTTGTGGGATGGAGATACATTTAAATGGACTCCGCCTGAGGGTATAGTATGTATTCCAGCTCCTGATGAAATTGGGATTGGCTGGTCTTGGGATGGTCAAAATTGGACTGCTCCTATTGTTCAAACAGAATAATTAACATGACACCTGAGTTACAAAAGTATTACGAAGACCGATTTTCCATGATGGCAATGGATGGTTGGAAAGAATTAACTATTGATATTGACAATATGATAGAGTCACTCAATAATATAAGCGTTATTCCTGATGAAAAGACCTTGATGTTCAAAAAAGGCGAACTTTCCATCTTGACTTGGCTAAAAACCTTGAAAGAGGTCAGCGAAAAGGCTTATGAGGAATTGAATGAAAAGAATGTATGAATTTGCCTGTGAAAACGGGCATCGCACTGAAAAACTGGCTGATTATGAGGCGGTCAATGTCCAGTGTGATTGTGGTTCGGTAAGTCACCGAATCATTTCTGCACCCAATATCAAGTTGGAGGGTTGGAGTGGGCATTTTCCTACATCAGCCCATCAATTTGACCGAAAACATCGGGAAAAATTGGCCGCCGAATTGAAGTCGGACTCATAAACTTTTGTCGAGTCCATGTGTAATCTCCTAAAACCCAAAGTGGGCAGGAAAAGGAAACTGTATGTTGTTAGATAACGATGATGAGATGCTAGGTGAAATTCAAGCTGTTGAAAAGCAGAAACTGGAGTCCACTGTTGAGCCGATGAATGCTGATGTTCCCGATAAATATCGGGGTAAAGAACTGTCAGACATCATCAAGATGCACCAAGAGGCTGAAAAGTTGATTGGTAAACAGGCTCAAGAGGTGGGTGAGGTACGCAAATTAGCAGATGAGTTGATTAAGCAAAATCTCTCTGGCAATCGACAAAATGCAGAGGTTGAGCCTGAAATTGATTTTTTTGAAGACCCAAAAAAGGCAGTTCAGAACACTATTGATAGACATCCAGATGTACTTGCGGCTAGACAAGCTAGTCTAGAGTTCAAAAAGATGCAGATTCAGCAGAAACTTACTACTGAACATCCTGATTTTACTCAGATTGTTCAAGACCAAGAGTTTGTTGATTGGGTGAAATCTTCACCTATTCGCCTTGGGCTTTATGCTAAGGCAGATGGTGAGTTTGACTATGATAGTGCCAATGAATTGTTGAGTACCTACAAGCAATTGAAAGGTGTTCGGACTAAGCAAACGAGTGATGCTGGTGAAGCAACTCGTAAGCAGAATCTGAAAGCCGCAGCAGTTGATACTGGTGGTACAGGGGAAACAGGAAAACGAGTTTACAGGCGAGCTGACCTTATTCGGCTAAAAATGACTGACCCACAGCGATATGAGGCACTCTCTGATGAGATCATGACTGCATATCAAGAGGGTCGAGTGAAATAACACTTAACTTTTTGGAGTATTTAACATGGCAACAGCTTTTTCCCCCGCAAATAACGTAACCGTTACGTCCGCAGCGAATTTCATCCCAGAAATTTGGTCAGACGAAATTGTTGCAGCCTACAAACGCAATTTGGTGGCTGCCAACGTAGTTAAGAAGATGAACTTCAAAGGCAAGAAAGGTGACACCGTTCACATTCCTAGCCCTACTCGTGGTTCTGCATCCGCTAAGGGCGCAACTAACGCTGTGACATTGATTGTCAACAACGAAAGCGAAGTCCAAATCTCTATCAACAAGCACTACGAATATTCTCGTTTGATTGAGGACATCGTTGAAGCACAAGCATTGTCTTCACTGCGTAGTTTCTACACAGAAGACGCTGGTTACGCTTTGGCTAAACAAGTTGACACAGACTTGATTCAGTTGGGTCGTATTGCTAACGGCGGTTCTGCTGGCGCTCGGTATGACACTGGCTATATCGGCGGTGATGGCACAACAGCCTTTGACTACAGTGCAAACTCTAGCGCTGGTAACGCTACAGCACTGACCGATGCAGCTATTCGCCGTACTATTCAGCGTTTGGACGATAGCGATGTACCTATGGATGGTCGTTTCTTCATCATCCCTCCATCAAGCCGCAACACTTTGATGGGTTTGGCTCGTTACACTGAACAAGCCTTTGTTGGTGGTACAAACAGTACTATTCGCACTGGTGAAATCGGTAACTTGTATGGTATCCCTGTGTTTGTGTCTTCTAACTGCGACACAGGTTCAGGCACTAATAACCCACGGGTTTGCTTGATGGGTCACAAGGACTCACTGGTTTTGGTTGAACAAATGGCTATTCGCTCACAAGTTCAGTACCAACAGCCCTACCTTGCAACTTTGTATACAGCGGATACGTTGTATGGAGTGCAGATTCTGCGTTCAGCGGCAAGCACTGGTGCGGCTAAGTCTGCATCTATGTTCGCTTTGTTGGTTCCTGCCTAATTGCAGTTGCGCCCCCTGCCCTAGTGGTGGGGGGACTTTTTTAAACTAATTAGGAGAAATCAAAATGGCATCAGCAACAGCAGTTGTTTCAAGTAGAGACAACGATTCTTTTCGAGGCTTGTTTAGTGATACATGGACAGTTACTTGCACTTTGGATTCTGCATCTGTTGCAGACCAAGCCGCTGGTACTGATACTGTGACTGTCGCTGGCGTTGCCCTTGGCGATATGGTTATTGGTATGTCGGCTGGTGTAGACGAGGCGGGTTTAGTTCGCCGTGCTTACGTTTCAGCGGCAAACACAGTGACTATTGCAACAACTAATACAACTGGTGGGGCTGTTAATTTAGCATCCACTACTGTTAAATTGGTTATTGCTCGAATGGTGTAAAGATTGGGGGGCTAGTCCCCCCTTTCTCATTTAAGGGTTTTATGGCTACTTTTCGTTGTCTTCAAACAGGTAATACTGTAAGTTTTACATACCAACACGACATTGACTCTATGAGGGGTCATCAAGGGTATGTAAGAGTAGATGAGCCAGAAGTAACCATAGAATCTCTTGATTCTGAACGTACAGATACGGCTTTTGCCCCTATCATTCCAACAATTAAGCGTATGGGAAGACCCAGAAAGGTTGCAAATGTCTGAGATTGACGCAAGAGATTTTGGCAGATTAGAGGCTCAAGTAGAGGCTCTACATGGTCAAGTAACTCAATTGAGTAACGATGTAAAAGCATTGCTTGAACTGGCAAACAAAGGCAAAGGTGGATTTTGGATGG